GCGGCGTGGCGTTGTGTTGGCACGCAAGCGGATCGGTCCTGTAGCTACAAAATCAATTGTCGAAACCACAATGTCGCCAGGGGCAAAACTTGTGGCGCTGCCCGTCACAATCGCATCAAATTCCCACCACACTTGATCGTTGACTTGCGAGCCAGCAAAAGCACCACCGCTAGCGGATGTACCAAGCGTTTTGATGAAAAACTTTGCGTGGAACGCAGAGCCAATTTCTGTGCGCAGTACCAGTTGCATCAGGTAATGCACTGGTTCTTGGTTTAGCTCGTTGACGTAATCCCACTGCGCAGTAAGCCGACCGCTGCCGCTGATCAGGCTGCTGTATTGCTGGCGGTGCTCGTCCGAAAGTGCTGTAACGTCAACCGTTTCGCGTGTTGTATTTAATTCATAATCTGTAATACATGCCAGCAGCCTGCCTGCAAGATCTTCTACTTCAACCTTGATAGGAATGTCGCGGTTGATGTCGGCAAGTTCGACAAGTCCGGCGGTGCTTCCCTCCAGACTGTCGTTGAAGTTGTCGTACAGGCGAATGCCACCAAGCTCGTCGACAAAGACGTACCACTTACCGCTTTCGTGGACGGTTCCATCGCTCCAGCCGCTAGGCGACACAAAATCGAGATCGGTGCCGTCTGTCGTGCTGATGGCAACGAGGTCTCCGCTAATTAGAAAGCCTTCGTTGAAATCAAAACTGAAACGGTGACGTGTGCCGTTTACGTCAGATGGATTGACAACAGATTCTTTAAAGCCTTCGAGCGATTTGCGTGTCAGCTCGATGTTGCCGATATTGCCAAGGTAAATTCCCATTACAACGTCACCTCACTCAGTGCTCCAGTTGTTTGGAAGCTGATTTGTGCTGACGTAATTTCACCGACGCTGGCACCAAACGAAACGCTGGTGATATAGGCAGTAAAAGAAACGTCGTGATTTGTGTTGCCCTGAATAAGGCGCAGACGGATTACTACGGTGTCGCCGTCACTTACACCGTCAACCTTCAAGACCTTGCGCAGTGCGCCGGCTGCGTCGTTGCGCTCGGCGTCATCGCTGTAGTACAGAAGCGTGGCGCTACCGTTGAATTCTTGGACGCCGGGGGCGTATGTGCGCTGCGCGTTGCCGAGGCTGGTGGTCTCCAGCATCTCCACGCTGCCAGTCAGGGTCCAGTTTGTGACCTTGACTTGAGTGGCACCGTCGATCAGCAGGGCGCCGTCTTTGCCAGTAAATACTTTGGCCATTAGATGACAGCCACCAGATTTACTGTAACGCTACTGCGACCGGGGCGAACAGATCGCAGTTGTGGTTCGGCTTCATAGCGCCACTTGCTGCCCGCTGGTGCTTCCATCGCAACCGACGTTCCAGTCAGCACGGCAGCAGGTAGATCAAATGTACGGAGCGTGCCGTATTGCGCGTCGTAGTCCGTCAAAAATAACTGAGCGTTACTATCGGAAATGTTGTCGTAACTCAGCGACAGTTTTGCATTGCTGCGCTGGTTGCCGTACAAAATACGAATTTCAGATCCTGATTGCGAATTGAAACGCTTGACTGGCCAGTCGCCTGGGCTGAACTCGCGGCTTGTTGGAACCAGTGCTGGAAACGCCATTACTCTTGCACCTCAAACGTGCCGGTCAAAATATCTGCTGCAACAAGGCTAGCGCCGTTCTCGGTTACAGGAACGTGGATGGCTGAGATGCTGATCAGGCCATCCTCTTCAATGGTTAGCTGCTCCACTTGGTAGATCGCTTGGTTGTTTTGCTGGGTCAACAGCGTAAAAAGACAGCCCCATACATTATCGTCAAGGACATCACCTTGAGCTATCGTGATGCTCTGCTCGATAATTTGGCCAAATTCAGGATCGTAAATAAGCGCGGTATAGTCACCATCCTCGATGGAGCTAATTGACACGAGCGTGCCAGCGTCGGTAATCGCACCGTTGTTTTGTGCTGAGTATGTAGTGCTGGTGGTCAGTACGCGGATGTACGAGCCAGGCTCGATGCTCAGGCCATCTGGCACAGTTTTAAAGGCGACGCTATGGGTGATGCGGCGACGTGTTGCCAGCAGGAATTTTGCCGTGAGTAGAGCCTGAGCGCGGTTTGTGCAGAAATCGCTGAGGTCGATGTTTTGCTGGTTCGAGGTGTCACCGCTTGCGTCGGCCCAGGAAACAACGGCAGAGCGCGGTGTAGGTAGCTCGTTTTCTAGTGTTTCGCGCCACTGCACCTGCACTGTAGTGTCGATCCGCTGCGCTGCATCTAGGTAGCTGAGCTGCAGGCTGCCTTCAATGATGTTGCCTGCAGTGAAAATTTGCTCCACCGAAATTGGTAGTGCTGCGATTTTGCCGTTGCTGTCGTAGGGAAGTGCCGGCATCATGCCAAATCGCCCATTCTTGATGGTGAAATTACATAGCTGCAACGAAGCTGCGTCGTACAAGAACGAGCGCAAGTTTTCCGATTCTTCGATAACGCCGTCAAAGAAAATTTTGTTGGCGTTCAGGAAGCGAGCGGTAGTCGTAAGGCTTGCGGTGTCAATCAGCTCGGCGGGGATGGTGCTACCCAAGCCCTGCTCAGAATTTTGAAGGAGGTACAGCACCAGGTCAGCAAAGTTGTTGCTGGCTCCGGTTGTATTGTCTAGCAAGCGCGAAACGGCAATACCTGTCGGTACCCACAGCCGCATTTGATCGACGCTGCTGATCTGTCCGCTGCTCTTCATGCTTAAAAAAACGACAGACATGTTTGTGTATTCAGGCTTTGCATCGTTGGTGACGTACTCGTTGACGTAGACGATCTCGTGCTCGGGGCCGTTTTCGTTGCTTTTGTTTAGCTCTTCGAAGTAGCTACAGTCAGCAATGCCAGTGCCAATCTCGAACGAGCGCTCGGCTGTGCTCAGGTCGGCGTCCTTTGGGCGAAGAATCTTTTCTTCAACTTGAGTAACGGAAAAGGTAAGCGTGATCGAGGTGTAGCCGTTTGCCTTTGCAAACGGGTTTGTGATGGTATTTAAGCCGGTTACCTGTAAATCAGCTTTTGTGCCAATGGGCCAGCTTCCTACGTAATTCAAAACTGTGTACGAGATCTCTTGCCAAGTCCAGCGACGGATGCTGTCTTTATCCTTGTCTTTATTTTTTACGGATGTAGCTTTTACCTTGAATTCCAGCGTGTGATCCGGCTTGCCGGGTTTTGAAATTGTGATTTTTTGAGTTTGCGTTGTGCCTTGATAGCGCAAATCTGTTGCTGCGCCAAAGATGTGCGTAAGCCATGCGTCTATTACAGCTCGATTGTCACCTTGATTGACGCGCGTCTCGCTAACCGCAATAGCTGTAGGGCTATAGGTGGTTGGTAGAACAGTCGGGACGTTATTTGCGTCGCTTTTGTCGGTTAAAAGCTGAGGGGAGTTGGTTAAATCGCTGACATTTACGACCATGCCATTGGTCTGCAACCCAAAAGAGCCGTAATCGGTCTCAAAAAAGCTCCAGCCCAATACGCGCTCTTCGTCAGCCTTGAGACGCCATGCGGAAAAGCCGGCGTAGTTATGGTAAATATCAGCGCCTGTTTTCGGGATAAATTTATACTCGTAGTACTCAGTGTCGCTAGCTTTGATGCGAATGTAATTGTGTAGATCGACGGGACTACGACCCACTACGCACAGAAGTTGCGGGATTACAGACCACTCACGCGTTATCGAACCAGTGGGCACTAGGCGCACTGCAATCTGAAAGAAGCTGGCGCGGTTGAAGTAGCGCGTTTGGCGTGGAGTTGTGACTGTGACGCTTTTTTTATCAAAGCGGAAAAGTTTGGCCGGGGTGGGGATGGTGCTGAAATTACACAAACCCTCGGCGCGGTTCCAGACTTGGGACCGGATACCCAGTTCGATGACTTGCGCTTCGCGTCTAACTGGGCGGATCGATGAGGCGTAGTAGCGACACAGCGGCCAATGATTGATGTCGCAGTGGATCGTTTCATCGAATGTGCTGCCCTCGTAGCCAGCCAGCGCTTTGCCGACAGCTCGTTCACCAGCAATACCGATGCGGTCGTCACCGAGGATTTCTACGCACTCCATGTCAACCACGAGGCGGCTGGTGACGTTATCAATGCCGGCATTCTTGGTGACACGCCACACGGTTGCGCCGATGATCCATTCGGTGCCAACGCTCAGCAGATCCGATGCGTTCTCGCGCCAAGTTTTAGATGAGTCTTTGAGGTCTTTGACTGTGGTTTCTGTTTTGTAGCCGTTGTAAGTAAAGTCGCCATTCAACTCGACCCAATCTTGGCGGTAAAGCGTGAACTTGATTATGTCGCCCTTTTGGGTGTTGACGACTGCTTTGCTGTTGTACTCGGTGGCGTTAAAGCTGTTGACTGGGCGGTGGTGCGTAAGACCCATTGTGCGGGAGTACGCACGACCCACACCAGGTTGTCCGGCGCGAGCGTCGGCACTCTCCCTGTCGTCCGGGATTTGATCAGCAAGACTGCCGGCAATCTTGCGGCGACGAGCGCGAATCTCTTTCTTGGTTTCGTCACCGTTTTCGCCCTCAAAGCTGATGCTCGGGGCGCTGATGATTTCCCAGTTGTAGCGATACGCAGTGCCGTTATGGATGGGCGTGGCAGTACCAAACTGCACCTGCGACTGGGGCGAGTGCGCCATTGACGCCGAGTCGTCAACGTCTTGCTTGATGCTTGGGGCAGTAAATACAAAAGGGCGACCGGACGTACCTGAATCGCGTGCGCCTTGGGTGCCTCCGATCAAATTGCGGACACTGGTGGGGTTGTTATTGCCGGCTTGCGAAGACCAGAACAGCGCGTATTCGTTGAGGTTTAGGTTGTTAAGTGCAAAGGTGCCAAGGCGGACACCGGCAATTTTTGGCGTCGCTAGTCCGTACTGACCGGCAACGTAGATGCCCTCAAATGCGCGGTAGGTTCCGTAGGAATAGACGCGGCTCCAGACAAGTGCGGGCGTGAGAGTTAGACCGCCTGTATCTACACCATCGGCGCCGACGTCGAGCTTGCCGAAAGGAATCGGAATGACTTGCCCGTACTCGGCAAGAGAC